AATTAGAGCTGACAAAGAATTACATATTGTTGCAGCTGATGTTAATTTTAATGACAACGGTACTTTAGGAGACGTAGGCAACGTTACCACTATTCCAACAGTTAACGTTTTAAAAATAAAGAAGATTAAAATATGAAATATGTGTTCGATTTAGAATCGAATGGCTTATATAATGATGTGAGTACCATCCACTGTATTGTTTTAAAAGATATAGATTCTAATAAAATAATACAAGTAGGAGTTAACGAAGCTTTAAAATTATTATCGGAAGCAGAGTTAATCATTGGACATAACATCATTAAATATGACATTCCTGTTCTTAAAAAATTATATGGATTTAAAACTAAAGCCAAAGTTTTTGATACCTTAGTTGCTACACGTCTAATTTGGTCTGACTTAACAGACTCAGATATGAAGCGTGTACATGCAATAAATTATCCTAGAAATTTAGTTAATCGCCACAGCCTTAAAGCTTGGGGAATAAGATTAGGAAATTATAAGCAACAAATAGATACTGATTGGTCAGTGTTTACACCTGAAATGCTTGAGTACTGTGTCCAGGACGTAGAAGTTACTCATACATTATATCAAAAGATTTTGGGACAGAAAATTTTGGGCCAATCGTTAGATATAGAACACGCTGTAGCCGAACTAATAAGTAGGCAAGAAATATATGGTGTGATGTTTGATAAAGAAAAAGCAACCAAACTATACGCTGAGTTATCTAGTGAACGTAACAATATCAAAAAAGAAATGGAAGAAACTTTTAAGCCTATTACTATTAAAAGAGTTTCAGAAAAAACTGGCAAACCACTAAAAGATAAAGTGGTAGAGTTTAATCCATCAAGTCGTAGACAAATAGCTGACAGATTAAAGACTAAGTACAACTGGAAGCCTACTGTATTTACAAATGATGGTTTACCAAAAGTTGATGATACAGTTTTAACTTCATTAGATTTTCCAGAAGCTAAATTACTTGCACGTTATTTTCTTTTAGAAAAACGTATTGGTATGTTAGCCGAAGGTAAACAAGCTTATTTAAAACTAGAAAAACAAGGGAGGCTACATGGAACTGTAAATACTAACAATGCAGTAACAGGTAGGGCCACTCATATGCATCCTAACTTAGGACAAGTACCCGCAGTGAGTGTTCCTTATGGTAAAGAGTTTAGAGAATTATTTACCGTACCTAAGAATAAAATATTAGTAGGATGCGATGTAAGCGGACTCGAATTACGCTTATTAGGCCACTTCATAGCAAAATTTGATAACGGTGATTATGCTAACGTTGTAGTTAACGGTGACATACATACTGAAAATCAAAAGTTAGCGGGTTTAGATACTCGTGACCAAAGTAAAAGGTTTCTGTATGCTTGGCTCTATGGAGCAGGCGTTTCAAAAATCGCAGAAGTAACTGGTAAATCTAATAAGGGGGCAGCTCAAGTAAGGAAACGTTTCTTAAATAGTTTACCCGCATTAAGTAAATTAATACAACAAGTTCAACTTTCTGCTGAAAGAGGTTTCTTAATTGGTCTTGATAAAAGACACATTAAAGTAAGAAATAGTTTCAGCGCATTGAATACACTTTTACAAGGTGCAGGAGCCGTAGTTTGTAAGCAGTGGTTAATTGAATTTGATAAAGCAATCAAAAATTTTAAAGATGTTCAACAAGTACTTTGGGTACATGATGAAATACAAATTGAATGTCCTAAAGATAAAGCAGAAGAAGTTGGAAAGTTAGCTGTCGAATGTATCAAACGAACAGGCGAACATTTTAATTTAAGAGTGCCTTTAACAGGCGAGTACAAAATCTCAACAAATTGGAGTGGAACACATTAATGACAAAAGCTAATAAAAAGTTTGACCTAGATTTAAAGTATGGTCAAGATAGAGAACAACAAGTAGCTAACTTATTGATAGCAGATAAATCAAAAGTAGAAGTTAAAACAGAAAGAGACTGGTGGGCCAAGACTGGCAACATCGCAATAGAAATAGAAAGTTGGGGTAAACCTAGTGGACTAGAGGCAACTGAAGCTGACTATTGGGTGCATATATTAGCCCACGGTAAACAAGACTTTTGCAAACTTATATTTGAAGTTTCGCAACTGAAGAAGATAGTTAAGAAGTTTTCAAAAAATACAAGAATGTTGGGTGACCATCACGCTTCTAAGTGTGTGCTTATTCCATTAGCAGAGCTCTTCTCACAAGAAAAATAACCAACAAGGATAGAAATGAAAAAGACAATAATAATTGACGGGGATATTGTAGCTTATAAAGCCGCAGTACAATCTGAAGTAGACACTCATTGGGGTGATGGTTTCTGGACGCTTCATGCGGAAGAGACACAAGGTAAATATTTAGTAGCTTCAGAAATTGAAGACTTTAAAGAAAAACTAAATGCAGATAAAATAATTGTAGCGTTGACTGATAGAAACAATTTTCGAAAAGATGTTTTGCCAACCTACAAGGATAATCGAAAACAAAAACGTAAACCTCTTTTATTGAGTCCTTTACGTAAATTTCTAATTGAGGAATATGATGCTATAATCCTTCCTAACTTAGAAGCTGATGATGTCATGGGCATCTTGGCAACCAAACCTTCAAAGGGTGAGCAGAAAATTATCTGTTCTATTGATAAAGACCTGAGACAAATTCCAGGTCATTTATATAATGGTGAAACATTAACTAAGAACGCTCCAAAGCATTGCGATTGGTGGCACATGATTCAAACAATGACAGGTGATGCCGTTGATGGATTTTCAGGAATACCTGGTGTTGGAAAAGTAACAGCACAGAAAATTCTTAACAATAAAAACATGCCATTAAAAAAGATGTGGGAGTTAGTAGTTAAAACTTTTGAAAAACACGGACTGTTTGAACATGACGCTTTACAACAAGCTCGTGTTGCTAAAATCCTTAGACACACAGACTACAACATGAAAACAGGGGAGATTCATTTATGGCAGATTTAATTAAAGAACCTCCTCATTATACGCAGCATAAAATAGAACCAATAGATTTTATTATAGCTAACAAATTGGATTTTTGTACTGGGAATGTCATTAAGTATCTACTTAGACACACTAAGAAAAACGGTGTCCAGGATTTACTGAAAGCCAAACAGTACATAGATTTTATTATTAATAAACAACTTAAAAAAACTAAATAGGGAAAACATGGATTATAGCAGAGACACATATTTAACAGAGGCAGGACTCAGAATATTAAAAGACCGTTACTTGACTGACAAAGAGCAAAGCCCTCAAGAAGCTTTCTATAGAGTTGCAAAAGTATTTTCTGATGATTCTGAAATGGCTGAAAGAATTTATAATTATGTGTCTAAGTTATGGTTTATGTTTTCTACACCTATATTAACTAATGGCGGTACTAAAAAAGGAATGCCAATTTCTTGCTTTCTTAATTATGTCGCTGACAGTAGAGAAGGTTTAACAAATCATTACACAGAAAATGCATACTTAGCGTCTGTTGGCGGAGGTATCGGAGGATATTGGGGCCATATAAGAAGTGATGGTACTGGTACATCAGGTGGCTCACAATCATCAGGGACAATACCTTTTATGCATGTAGTGGATAGTGAAATGTTAGCATTCTCTCAAGGAAAAACTAGAAGAGGAAGTTATGCAACATACCAAGATATATCTCATCCCGAAATTGAAGAATTTCTGGAGTTACGTAAACCTAGTGGTGGTGACATTCACAGGAAGTGTCTTAATCTGCACCACGGGATTAATATTTCTGATAAATTTATGTCTATTATCAATCAGTGTACTATTAATCCTAGTGCTAACGATGATTGGGAACTTATTGACCCCCATACAGACAAAACTGTTAGAACAGTCTCCGCTAAACGATTGTGGCAAAAAATTCTTGAGACTAGGGTTGCCACTGGTGAGCCTTACCTCTCTTTTATTGACACAATACAAAAGCATTTGCCACTCAGTCAAAAGAAACTTGGATTAAAAGTTCATCACTCAAATTTATGTAGTGAAATAACATTAGCAACCAGTGAAGAACGTACAGCAGTGTGTTGTTTGTCTTCTCTTAACTTAGAAAAATATGATGAATGGAAAGATGACTCTAAATTTATACCTGACGTGGTTAGGTTCCTTGATAATGTATTGGAGTATTTTATTAATAATTCTCCTGACAGCCTTAGTAGGGCTAAGTATTCTGCTATGCGTGAGCGTAGTATTGGACTTGGTGCAATGGGTTTTCACTCTTATCTACAAAGTAAAAGTATACCTTTTGCGAGCGCTATAGCTAAAGGAATTAACAGAACAATTTTTGCGAAAATTAAGGAAGAAGCTTTAGAGACTTCTAAAGTTCTTGCAGAAGAAAGAGGTGAGGCTCCTGACATGGTAGGCACTGGTTTAAGATTTGCTCATATATTGGCTGTGGCCCCTAACGCAAGTAGTAGTATTATTTGTGGAGGAACAAGTCCATCAATAGAACCTTTACGTGCTAATGCTTACACTCAAAAAACTATGAGTGGTACTCACTTCATGCGTAATAAGTTTTTAGAAAAGCTTTTAAAAGAAAAAGAAATAAACACAGATGCAACTTGGAAAAGCATTATTGCTAACAGAGGTTCAGTAAGACATTTAGAACAATTAAATGATTGGGAAAAAGATGTATTTGCAACAGCTATAGAAATAGACCAACGTTGGATTATAGACTTAGCTGCAGATAGGCAAAAGTACATTTGTCAATCACAAAGTCTGAATATATTTGTACCTTCGGATGTTAACATTAAAGATTTACATTTATTACACCTAACTGCTTGGCAGAAAGGTATTAAGACTCTTTACTATTGTCGTTCAGAAGCAATCAAAAGAGCAGAAATAATATCAACAAAAATAGAGAGGATTGTAAGACCAGATGGTGATTCTAATTGTCTTGCTTGTGAATAATTATGGCAAAACAAAACTTTAAACAATTTGTACTAAGGGAAAAACCTAAAAAAAGAATAGGGGTACATTCAAAAAGTCCTAACAAGAAAACTAAATTACAACATAACAAGAAATACAACAGACAAGGCAGAACATGACATACAGTGGACTATTTGAAAACACAGAAACGAAACCCCGCAAAAAACGGGCTAAAAATTTTAAGCGTCCTAAGACATTGGGAGTACTCTGGCATGTGTACCACACAGTGCTAGCCGTAGAATTAGGATTAATATTAATTATAGAATTTATAGAATTGATGAGGGGAATATGAGTTTATTAAAAGGAAGAACACACTACAAACCATTTGATTATCCATGGGCTTTTGAAGCTTATGATATACAACAAAAAATGCACTGGTTACCTAGTGAAGTTCCTTTAGCGGAAGATGTTAGAGACTGGAATGAAAGATTAAGTACTAAAGAAAAAAACCTTATCTCCCAAATATTAAAATTTTTTACTCAAGGGGATGTGGATATAGCACAAGCTTATCTTGATAACTATATTCCAAAGTTTAAAGCACCTGAAGTTAGGATGATGTTGTCTGCAATTGCAACTAGTGAAGCAAACCACGTCCATTCTTATTCATTACTTAATGATACCATAGGCTTACACGATAGTGAGTACCAAGCTTTTCAAGAATACAAAGCAATGTCTAATAAACATACCTATTTATTTAAAGATAAAGGTACAGGTATCGAAGGGATGGCCCGTGAGTTAGCTGTCTTTTCTGCATTTGGTGAGGGCCTACAGTTGTTTGCTTCTTTTATAATGCTGCTTAACTTTCAACGCTTCGGCAAAATGAAAGGCATGTGCCAAATAGTTACCTGGTCTATTCGAGACGAAAGTCACCACGTAGAGAACATGATAAAACTATTTCATACATTAATTGATGAAAATAAAAATGTTTGGAATGATGATTTTAAAGGCACTCTTTACCAAACTTGTAGAGACATGGTTGAACTTGAAGATAAATTTATAGATTTAGCTTTTAACTTAGGAGAAGTTCAGGGCCTTAAAGCTGATGATGTTAAATTATATATTAGGCATATTGCTGACAGAAGACTGTTACAACTAGGCTTAAAACCTAATTATAATCAAAAAACAAACCCCTTACCTTGGCTAGATTGGGTGTTAAATGGCGTAGAACATACTAATTTCTTTGAAAACAGAGCAACAGAGTATGGAAAAGGAAACTTAACAGGGGACTTATGGTCATAATTAGACCCCGTATTAGAAGGAAAACACTATGGACGACTTAAAAGATATTCAATTACCTTATACTGTGGAAGAGCTTATTAAAGTTTTAGATAAGATTTATCCAGAAAAAGCACCTGAGTTAAAAGACAATGAGAAAACTGTCTGGTTTAAAGCAGGGCAAAGAAGTGTGGTTAATTGGCTTACAGATTTAAAACAAAGAAGTGAAAACAATTTATTAGGAGAAGATTAATTATGTGTATGGGAAAAGCTATGCAAGCCCCTCAACAAATGGTGAGGAAAGACCCTACGATAGATTTTAATAATGGAAACATTTTAGACCCTAAAGCTTCTCCAGTAGAAATTGACAAGACACCTGTGATTGCAACAAAAAAAGTAAAAAACACAATATCAAGTCAATCATCTGGTTTAAATATAACAACAGACTATTAACAAAAGGAAACAACTATGTGTATGGGAAAACCGCCTGAAGTACAACAGCAAGAAACAATTACCCCAGTTAGAAATGCAATGTCATCAGGTGATGAACTTGCGCCTACTATTGAATTGGCTTCTGAAGATTCTTTAGAGATTGCTAAGAAAAAGAAATCTAAAAAGGGTACTGCTGCAATGCAAACAGATTTAAATATCGCAAATACTAGTACTAGCGTAACACCATAATAAATGTCTAAAAACGACATTGGTATGAACGTTCAAGATACAGCGGAAAGCCGATACGAATCTTTAAGCGAAACTAAAAATCATTACCTCGATAGAGCTCGTGAGTGTAGTGAGTTAACTATCCCAACATTAATTCCTGAAAATTATCAAACACATTCAAGTAACTTTTATAGTCCCTTCCAATCAGTAGGTAGTAGAGGCGTTAACAATCTTGCCTCAAAACTACTCCTTTTATTACTCCCACCAAACCAACCTTTCTTTAGACTAGCGATACAAGGCAAAGCTAAAGAACAAATAGACCAACAACCAGAATTAAAAACTTCAGTAGAAAAAGCTTTATCTCAAATTGAACGTGAAGTGATGGGTAAAATTGAAACACTAGCATTACGTGTTCCGACATTTGAATTAATTAAACATCTTATTGTAGGCGGAAATGCTTTAGCTCATATACCTAAAAAAGGTAACATGAGAGTTTATGGTTTAAATCAATATGTATGTAAAAGAGACGGTGAAGGTAATTTATTAGAAATAGTTATTAAAGAAAGTGTTTCTATTTTAGCTTTAGACAATGAAGTTAGAGAACAAGTTCTATCAATGATGTCTAAAGAAAAAATAAATTCAGAAACTAACGTTGATTTATACACACATGTTTATAGGCTTGACGATGGTAAATTTTATGTATGCCAAGAAACAAAAGGAATTAAAATCCCTTCATCTATTGGTACATACAATTCAGATAAATTACCTTGGTTAGCTTTAAGAATGGTTAGAGTGGACGGTGAGGATTATGGACGTAGTTACGTTGAAGAGTACATTGGAGATTTAAAATCTCTTGAAGGATTATCACAATCTTTAGTCGAGTCTTCTGCTGCCAGTGCAAAAATGATTTTCATGGTAAGACCAAACTCAACTACTAAGAAAAGAGATATAGCTACAGCACGTAATGGTGACATTATATCTGGAAGTGGGGATGATGTATCAGTGTTACAGGCAAACAAATTTTATGATTTACAAACTGTAGAGAAAGCTATCTCAAGATTAGAAGAAAGATTAGCTTATGCATTTTTATTAAATACAGCCATACAAAGACAGGCTGAACGTGTAACTGCTCAAGAGATTAGATACATGGCAAACGAATTAGAAACTGCAATGGGTGGTATATATTCTTTATTATCTCAAGAATTACAATTACCTCTAGTGCAATTACTAATGGATAGGATGGGAAGTCAAAATGAAATTCCTAAACTACCTAAAGGCTCAGTAAGACCTACAATCATTACAGGTGTAGAAGCACTTGGACGTGGTAATGACTTACAAAAATTAAGAGAGTTTGTAGCAGAGATAGGTCAGCTTGCACAAATCAATCCTCAAATAGTTCAACTAATAAATCCACAAGATTTAATTACTAGACTAGCTACAGGACTTGGCATTGACACTGAGGGATTATTAAAATCTCAAGAACAATTACAAGCTGAACAAGAAGCTGCAATACAACAACAACAAATGCAACAAATGCAGGATACCGCTCAAGATGTGGCTCCTAAAGTTGCAGACAACATGACAAAACCGCAAGGATAAAACAATGGCAGAACTAGAAAGGGTTACTATACAACCCACAGAAATAGAAGAACCTAAACCAACCTTAAAAACAGACGCTCCAGGTCAAACTGAGAGACCTGAATGGTTGCCTGAAAAATTTCAATCCGCTCAAGACTTAGCGAAAGCTTATGGTGAATTGGAAAGTAAACTAGGAGAGCCAGATAATGGCAAGACTAATGAAACTAAGCCTACTACAGATAAAATAGAAAAAGATGATTTATCTATTAACAAAGATGCAGAAAAAGCTGTTAAAGACGCAGGGCTTAATTTAAATACGTTACAAGAAGAGTATAATGAAGGTGGAGAATTAAACGAAAAATCTTATGCGGCTTTAGAAAAAGCAGGCATACCTAAAGATTACGTTGACGCTTTTATTAAAGGCCAAGAAGCAATCGCAACACAAACTTCTAATGCTTTAAAACAAGAAGTAGGTGGTGCAGAGCCTTATAATAATATGATGTCTTGGGCTGCAGATAATTTAAACGAAGCAGAAATAAATTCTTTTAACAAAACTGTTAATGGAAAAGATATGGAAGCTACACGTTTGGCAATCCAAGGTCTTAATGCACGTTTCAAGAATAATGTAGGAGACGACCCTTCATTACAATCTGCAAATAAATCTAACTCAGCCAACGCAATGGGATACAGGTCTTGGGCCGAAGTCACTGCTGCAATGAATGATGATAGATATTCAAAAGACGAAGCCTATAGAGGGGACGTTCAAGCGAAACTAAAAAACAGCAGATTATAAAATAGTTGTGCAACCTAACTAGGTGGCAACTGCTAACACAATCAAGTCAACAAAAGAGACCTTCCCGAGGGGAGACAATCTTGATTATGAAAACTGAATGTGAAGGCTTTCTTAAACAATAACACTTAAACAAAGGAAACAATAATATGACAGCAACACCTGTTTCCATTGGAAAAGTTAATGCTTCTGGTTCAGAAGACGCATTGTTCCTGAAAGTTTTTTCTGGTGAAGTACTTACTTCATTCGAAAGAGCATCAGTAACAGCGGGCCAAGAACAAGTTAGAAGCATTGCAAGCGGTAAGTCAAGTACCTTCCCCGTGATGGGCAGAATTTCTGCAGAATATCACGTGCCAGGTGCCGAAATTACTGGTTCCG